CCGAACTGGCCATGGGAAAAGAAACCACACTGGATCTGCATGAACTGCGGTATGACCGGTTTCAGGCAGTGATCTAAGTGTAACTTAACAGAATAGATGACAAAAAGGACGTTTCAACGTGAGACCATCCGTGAAGAGGTGGGAAATGACGGGAAACCCCGTGAAATCAAGGGTTGTGGCGAATTTCAAAGAGAAAAAATGAAGCATCTTTGACAGCGAATTTGAGAATAAGCTGTTTTGGATGCTTTTTTTGTGTCTTTGGAAGGGAGGGAAGTGGAGAGAGTGCTTGGAAGCATTGATTTTACTTGGTTTTTGAGCACTTGTCCTCTCCACAACGCCTCAAAGTTAGGTTGTAAAGACATTATACATCAGCCATCCGCTTCTGAAAATAGCTCAAGCGTTGTAACGGGGCGTTATTGCGTTACTGATTGAGTATTATCAAGGTGCGTGTAAAATCCATTGAAGCCTATAAAACAAGGCTTTTTTGAGAGTAACGCTTGGAAAAAGTGGCGTTACTTAACGGTATCAATCCCCGGTACCGGAAACCGGGAAACGGGTGTAGGCAAAGTGACAAAATAGAACCATATGAAAAAGGTTGTCACTTTGGCTTATTTCCAAGGGAAAATGGACTTTTTCGGGAATTACTTCCCCAAAGGAGCAAAGTGACAAAAAGTAGGTTGTTTTTGGGTGACAAGTAACCCAAAAGAGATATAAAAAAAATCAGCCTACCATGTCACCCTTTTCTGTACCTGTCAAGTCGGATGATTTTGCACTTGTCCCTCTTGCCCTTTGTATCTTGCGGAGCTTCATTTTGAGTATTCCAATAAGCTCATCTTTATCATCTTCAGGAAGTTCTCTGAAACCAGTAAGAAGGTCTTCTTCAATATTGGAGAGAATAACACTCTCTGATATTGGAGAATTACCTGTCAGCATCCAATCAATACTACAGTTTAGAACTTTTGACAATTCTATGAGAGCGGAAGCAGAAGGCAGGCTTTTCCCTGACTCAATACCGCTCATATTTCCGGAAGATATTCCAGTTGCTTCTCTTATTTGCACCTGTGTAATGTTCAATTCTTTTCTTCTGCTCTTTATTCTTTCGCCAATGCTTATATCCATCATTGGAACCTCCATTCTCCGATATTAGAAAAATAAGTCTCGAAAATAAGAGAAAATGTGTTGACATTCTCTGATATTAGAGATATACTGTTTCTTGCAAGGGGTTACTTGTAACCCAATAAGCATATCAAATTTCTTAGAAAATCTCAATAGCCGGAGCTCTCCGGAACAAAGAAAGTCACCCGGTTCAGGGTACCAAGAGATGGAACTATGGAACATGAAGGAGGTGCAGGATGCAGAAACACGAGTTTGAAGAGAGAATTGAGAGAACTGTCACGGATGAGCAGTACAAAGTGATTGAAGCAGTTTACATGTGGCATCCATCAGTCCGGAACACATCCGGCAAGGATGAAGTAGCAGAGCTGTACAAGAGCTTTGGCATGACTATCTTCCATGACATGCTTCCAAGAGCACAGAAAGCCCGTGAGCTTGATGAGCTTCTCCGGAAAGCACAGGGAGAAGTGAAGCGGATACAGGAAGAGATAGAAGAGCTGTCCTGTCCTACCTTGAGAATTGAATAGCGAAAATGCAGCCGGGACTTCCCTCCTTCCTGTGGGTTATTGAACTATTGCGGATAGAGACGAACTTTCCGCACAGTCCTCCACTATTAGATTGGTGATGTCTTCTTCCCCAAAGAAGGCACCGGATATATCTCTCAATATGTCGAGAGGATGCTCATTGCAAAGGATAGCTTCAAACAATTCAGGAGAAACTAAAAGCTTTTTAGTCATACGGTTGTCCCGGCTGCTTTTCATATTATACCACAGGAGAGGAGATGATGCACTTGCTGAACCTGTCAAGTGATGATATGGAAGCATTGGTTGAGCACAGAGAGAAGTTGGATGCAGAGCTTGAGCAGCTCCGGGAGAACTGGATGGAGCTTGAGGCGGAGATTGAGGGAAAGGAAAACGCTCTCAATATAATTGACAAAATCATAGAGAAGACGGAGGTGAGCTACTGATGAAGAACGGAAAGGCTCCCACAAGGGAACAGAAGAAGATAATGAAGGCTCATGGATTGGTGCCGGAGAATTGGCTTGTGGTCAAGAACCTTCCGGACTCATTGGAAGTAGTGAGCCGGGTATCTCTGAAGAAGGTTGGAGGAAAACCAAAGACAAGGACTATATCAAAGAGCCTGTAATTGGTTGGAAAGGTAGGTTGTAATGGAGAAATACAAGGATAGTGATGTGGAGCTGATGTCAATACTCCTGAAGCTTCAGGAACAGACAAGCCCCATCAGGATGAGCGTTGGGTATGTCATGGGCGGCACAGTCCGTCAGGGTATCATCCTGCATGAGGCGGCTCCCAAGGTGATTGAGGCTCTCATAGAGCATGGATATACCTGTGACCTGAACAGTTACGGGATGAGGGTCTACAAGCTGTGATGTGAGGTGAGCAGATGGCAACAAAGCAGACGAGGCTGACACCCTTTGGGCGGAAGGTCAGGAAAAGGCTCATAGACAAGAACATGACACAGGTGGAGCTTGCTGCTTTGCTTGGATGCAATAAGCAGTACATCCACAAGATTTTAGTCGGTGAGCGTAGTGGTAAGAAATACATTGAGGCAATATCAAGGATACTGGATATTGAAGTGGCGGCATGAAGGAGGTGAGCTGATTGGCTGAAAGTTATGTCACATTGGGAGAAGCTGCTGAACTGGAAGGCGTTAAGTACAACACAATGGTCAAGCGGTTATCAAGGAAGCAGGACACCTTTGAGACCAAGACCGAGAAATCAGAAACGGGCGGAAAAGATGTGGTACTTGTGGCGGTCTCCTCACTTTCCAAGCAGGCAAGGAACGCATGGAAGGAACGGGAAAAGCTGAAATCCTTCACGGAAGAAGTTCCGGGAGAGGAGAAAGGTCAGGAGCCGGAAGTGCCATGGTATGTGAATACTGACGTTGATTGGTACATTGAAAATTATAAGGAGAGGTACTACAAGGCGGTGGAGCTTGGGAACGTGGTCAGGAAGTTCCTTCAGTATGACGAGGGAGACCGGACAAAGTACGCTGAAGAGTTCGCACAGAAGTACCTTGGCAAAGGTCAGAGGACACTCTACCGATACACCAAGGCATACCTTGAGGCATCCGCATGGGCGGACAAGCTTCAGAAGGAAGACGGAGCCGGGTATGACTTCTTCAAGGTGCTCTGCCTGTGCAGGAAGCCCAAAGAGACCGGATGCTTCCCAAGCATCAAGCCGGAGGTCAAGCAGGTCATCAAGAATATATGGTTCAATGAGGACTTTGCAAGGAACCAAGGCACCCGTGAGATGCTGTATGAGAAGCTGAACGCCATAGCCAACATCAACAAGTGGGAGAAGATACCGTCCTATCAGACAGTGACAAGGTACATCAGCTATCTCATGGAGGACGAGGGCATGAGGAACGCTTGGTTCCTTGCCTCCCGTGGCACCCGTGAGTACAAGAATAAGGTCATGGTGAAGGGAAGCCGGGACACCAAGGGGCTTCAGGTGATGCAGATTGTGATGGGTGATGAGCACACCTTTGACTGTTGGGTGAGCTACAAGCAGCCCAATGGCAAGGTCATAGCCATCAAGCCGCACTTGGCGGCGTGGGTGGACATGCGGAGCAGGGTCATCATGGGTGATGTCCTCTGCAAGGATGCCAACTCTGACATCCTGAAGCAGAGCCTCCTCAAGATGATTTATTCAGAGCCGGGAGGGGTTCCGGAGTACCTCTACATAGACAATGGCAAGGACTACACAGCCAAGACCATGACGGGAAGAGACCGGAATGACCGGAGCGGCATGAACTTTGACAATGAGACAATGGGCTTCTACAAGAGCATAGGCATCAAGGATGACCACCGGGCTCTGCCTTATGAGCCATGGAGCAAAGGTCAGATTGAGCGGTTTTTCCGTACCGTGTGCAATAAGTTCACCCGTTGGATGAAGTCCTACACCGGAACGCTGACAGGCTCACAGACCTCTGACAAGGTGGACAAGGACATCAAGCGGATGCTTGAGAGAGGGGAGCTCCTGACAATGGAAGAGTTCTATGAGAAGTGGCATGAATGGCTCACAACGGTCTACATGCACACGGAGCACTCCGGGCTCAAGAAGATGGGCGAGACCTACAAGAAGCCTTATGACTGCTTTATGAATGAGGACAGATATTTTAAGGCGGCACCGCCTAAGAGCTATGCAACCATGCTGATGATGAAGTCAGAGAACGTGCTTGTCCGTAATATTGGCATTACCAAGTGGGGATATGAGTACCGCTCTGATGAGCTCTGTGACTATATCGGGCGGAAGGTTGACATCAAGTATGACCCGGATGACATGGCTGTCCTGTATGTCTTTGACCAAAAGGGCAAGCGCATCTGTGAAGCATACTGTCAGGAACTCCTTCAGATAGCCCCGAAGGTGACACAGAAGGCTCTTGAGGAACACCTGAAGATGCAGAAGAGACAGCAGAAACGTGACCGGGAAAGACTTGAGGAAGCAAGGAGACCGTTTGAGGAGCTCAATGAGCAGTATGTGGGCTTTAATGAGACCACAGGAGGCATTGAACTGATGATAGGCGGAAAGAAACAGGAGAAGATGGCAAAGGTTGTCTCCATCCCGACAGACAGAACCTATCAGCAGGGCTTCCGGGCAGAGAAACGGGAAGAGGCGGAACCGGAGAGCGAATACATGAGCAGGCAGGCGGAGAGCGCACTCAAGAAGCTTAGAGCCATAGGAGGATGACATGGTCAGGATGATACTGATTGGAGCTGCCCTGTTCGTGGCGGCGTGCATGGCGGTGGCAGCCCTTGGCATGTTGGTGTTTGGGGTGGCTGTAGACATAGCGGAAAGAATGGAAGACAAAGGTTGAAAGAAAGGAAGGTTGTAACATGGAAGCATTGAACACTTACAAAGCAGAGAAGACACTGGCGGAGCAGATGAATGAGAGACTGGCAGAGCTGAAGATGACGAAGGCAGAGGCGGCAATGAAGATGAACTACTCAAGGGCAGCCCTTAGTCAGTACCTCAATGGGAAGTATGCAAGTGACCCTACAGAACTGGAAAAGAAGGTCAGGGAGTTCCTTGAGGCATCCGGGGGCATGGCAGACAGCCCGGTGCAGGAAGGAACGAAGGCAGGGACAGGCACCCTCAAGAAAAAGGTGGAGTTCTTTGAAAGCCGGGACTTTGTGCAGACCATTGGAGTGTGTCAGGCGTGTCAGGAATACATGGGGCTTGGGATAATCGTTGGGAAGTCCGGTCAGGGGAAGACTCACGCACTGAAGAAATACGCAGAGCTGCCGAGGGTGGCATACATTGAGTGTGATGACACCATGGCTTGCCGGGACTTGGTGGAAGCCATTGAGAACGGGATAGGTCTCCCGAAGGGATACGGTGGGACGATATGGAGCAGGGTCAACCGCATCCGTGAGTTTTTCAATACCAATGAGGGCTTCCTGCTCATCATTGACGAGGCGGACAAGCTCATCAACAAGTACACGCAGAAGAAAATGGAGATACTCCGTGGCATCTTTGACCAGTCGGATGTAGGCATTGTCATAGCCGGGGAGCCGAGGCTTGAGACGGAGCTCAAGGGCAACCTTGCCCGGTTTGCTAACCGGATGGACTTCTACTACAAGCTGAAGGGGCTGTCCAAGAATGAGGTGGCTGACTATCTTGAGGGCTATGAGGTAGATGAAGCAGCCATGGGCGAGATGATAAGCCGGGCAACCAACGCACAGAGCGGATGCTTCCGTCTGTTAGACAGGACGCTCAACAACGTGCTCCGCATCCTGAAGGCAAAGGGTGAGACCCGGATAACCATGAAGATAGTGAGCGAAGCATCCAACATGATGATGCTGTAAGGGAGGGGAAGCTTTATGAAGAAAGTTGAAATCTTAATCAGGGGAGCCAATGAAGAGGCAGTTGCACAGGCAATGATGGTAGGTATCTGCAAAGCAATCAGCCGGAACAAATGCACGGACATCTCCGTGCAGACGGAAACCGTAAGGGAAGGATGGGTCAGGGTAGCAGATGACTCTCCGCAGCTTCAGATACCGGAATTTTTACGGAGATAGGAGGTCAGTATGGAAGCAAGCATCAAGAAAGTGTGGGGCATTGCCAAGAGCCCGGAGCTGAAGCTGACGGATGAGGAGCTGCATCTCCTTGTACAGGCGCATACCGGGAAGGACAGCATCAAGGCTCTCAACAAAAGGGAGCTTCAGACGGTCATCCGTGTGCTTGGCGGCATGAAGGACTCTGCAAAGAAGTCCGAGCGTGGCAGGAACCGCTACAGCGGAAACGAAGCCACCGAGAACCAAAGAAAGAAGATATACAGGCTCTCACAGGAGCTTGGGTGGGATAAGCCTGCAAGGGTCAATGGGATGTGCCGGAAGATGTTCGGGGTCAGTGCGGTGGAGTGGCTGAACTACCAACAGTGCTCAAAGCTCATTGAAGCCCTGAAGAGCATGGCGAAGAGGCAGAAAGAGAAGGAGGGTCAGGATGAAGGACTGCAAGCTGATAGTGACTGTCAGGAATGACAAGGTCAATTTTGAGGGACAGGACATCAGTGTTGAAGAGCTGGCACAGATAGCAGGCTTCCTTCAGGTGTTCGTTGGCATGGAAGGGCTGAAGCGTGGACTGGATATGGATGATGTGAAGGACAACATGCTTGACATCCACCTTGCCGCAATGGAAACGCTTGAGGAGCAGCTCCGGGCAGGGAGCCTTGACCCGGAGGACAGCTCATAAGGAAGGAGTGGTGCCAAATGGCAAAGAAGAAACGGTTGACCAACAGGGAAAAGCAGGAAAGGGCAGACTTCAAGAGGCGGATGCAGGAGCAGGGCATCCTTCCGCCTGACAAGCCGAAGCTGAACCGGAAGAAATTCATTGAGGAGGCAAGGGAGGAATGGAACGGGCGGAGCAATGACTGTTATATATGGGAGCATTACCTCTTGGAGGCGGTCTCCTATATGCTGTGTCAGACAGAAGGGACAAGCTCACGGGCTTCCCTTGAGGCGGTAGGGGTTGCCAAAGCCCTGAAGCTTGCCCTCCGGCTCCGGGAGTTCTCTGAAGAGGTCAGGGCGAAGGGTGAGCATGAGTACAAGTTGGCTGACCAGTACAACTATATCAAGGACATCTTGGATGCCTAGAAAGGAGCAGGGACATGAGTGAAGCTTATAAGAAGATGACAAGCCACGGGTCAATCAGTATCCCGGTGGCAATGCGGAGGGAGCTTGGCATTGAGCCAAAAGACCCTATGGTTGTGGAGTCACATCAGGGAGAAATCCGGATAAGACCGTACACACTCCGCTGTAACTTTTGCGGAGAGACGGAAGGCGTGCATGAGTTCCACGGGAAGGGTATCTGTGGAGCCTGTGCTGCCAAAGTATATGAGAAGTTAGGAGGCGGACAGTAATGGAACAGCAGACAGCAAAGAGCATGACCAATGAACAGCTCATTGGGGCGTGCGTGTGGCTTGACCGTGAGCAGAAAAAGAGCCGGGCTATGATGAACAGCTACAAGGCGGAGCTTCAGGCTAGGGGCTTGGCTATCATGGAAGACCACAATGTAAAGTATGTGAAGTTTTATGGTGATGAGGGTAGTGCTGCCATCACGGACAGCATGAGCCTTGACATCCTGAACCCGGACAAGCTGAAGGAGCTTGTGGGTGAGGGAGTATACAACATGAAGGTCAGGGAGGAGACCAAGACGAGCTACAAGTTTGACAGCAAATTTAAGAAGGCTCTGAAGGCTATCTTCACAGGTGACTACACCTTTGAGACCACTCTTGAGGAGTTCCTTGATGAAATGAGCATCACGCCGGATGCCAAGCAGAAGAAGCTCCTCCTGAAGCGGCTGAAGGGAGAGTTTGAGAAAGACAAGGAGACCCTCATCTCTGTCTTGGTTCCGGAAGGGGAAAAGGCTCCGGACTTTGATGTGGAGCTGTGGTACATCTACCGCATCAAGAACGGGGAGCTTATCAAGGCTTTCCTTCCGGAAGAGATGATTGATGCCACCATTGAGGGCATCCGGAAGAGCATCTTTGTGGAGACCAAGACAGCTATCACGTTGGACTATGACACAGAAAAGGAGGAGTAATCATGGCAGAACAGACAAAGGACATCCTTAGTGAGTACACCAAGGATATGACTCCGGAGCAGAGAGCAGAGCTTCAGGAGAAGGTAGGCAGCATGACGGAGGAGGAGCTCAAGGAGTTCCGCAGCAGTTTAGACCCGGACAGCATGGGCTTTTTTGGAGAGGAGAGTGTGTAGGACATGGCAGCACCAAAGATTGAGAAGCTCCTGACCCCGTATAACTTTAATGACAAGAACAATGTCGGGCGCATCAAGTACATTGTCATCCATTATGTGGGGGCTCTTGGCGGAGCAAAAGCAAATTGTCAGTATTATGCAAGTAAATACATAGGAGCATCCGCTCACTATTTTGTAGGCTTTGACGGTGAGATATGGCAGAGCGTTGATGATGGAGACGTTGCATGGCACTGTGGAGCAAGCAGTTATAAACATGCGGAGTGCAGGAACACGAACTCTATCGGCATTGAGCTGTGTGTGAGAACCAAAGGAAGTCAGGCGGCGGACAGCAAGGATTGGTACTTTGAAGATGCAACGGTCAAAGCAGCCATTGAGCTGACCAAGTACCTGATGCAGAAGTACGGGGTACCTGCTTCCAATGTCATCCGTCACTATGATGTGACCGGGAAGATATGTCCTAATCCGTATGTGTACAATACCACCAAGCACACATGGGATGCCTTCAAGAAAGCCATTGCAGAGAGCGGAACGGAAGACAAGGACAGCATGACCAAGATAACAGGGAAGGCGGAGGCTACAGCCAAGCAGATGACGGCATACATCAAGGCGAAGAATGGCAGTGTTGCGCAGAGCGTACTTGACATGATACCCCTGTATCTGTCTGAAGGAGAGGCGGAGAATATCCGTGGTGACATTGCCTTTGCACAGAGCTGCCTTGAGACCGGGAACTTCACCTTCTCCGGAAGTGCTGTGAAGCTCTCACAGAATAACTTCTGTGGGATGGGCGTGACCAAGAACGGGGAGACCGGGAACAGCTTCAAGACTCCGCAGCTTGGCATCCGGGCGCAGATACAGCACCTCAAGGCATACGCCAACACAGCGAAGCTCAAGCAGGAATGTGTTGACCCACGCTTTGACCTTGTATCCCGTGGCTGTGCGCCTTATGTGGAATACCTTGGCATACAGGAGAACCCGAAGGGTAAAGGATGGGCTTCAGGAGTCGGATATGGTGAGAAGATACTGAAGATACTGGATGCCATCAAGGGCACCGGAAAGAGTCAGTCAGGAGATAGCGGTCAGGGTTCCGGTCAGAAACAGGATACTTTCAAGGAATACCTCATCACAACCACCTGTGACGTGTTGAACATCCGCTCCGGAGCCGGGACTGACAACAAAGTAGTGGGAGCCATCCGGGAAAAGGCAGGACAGAAGAAACAGTACACCATTGTGGAGGAAAAGAACGGATGGGGCAGGCTGAAGTCCGGAGCCGGGTGGATAAGCCTCTCTTATACCAAGAAGGTCTCATCAGGAAACAGCACCGCCTTCACACCGTACCTTGTCACAACCACCTGTGACGTGCTGAACATCCGCTCCGGAGCCGGAACCGGGCACAGCATAGTGGGAGCCATCCGGGAGAAGGCAGGACAGAAGAAACAGTACACTATTGTGGAGGAAAAGAACGGATGGGGCAGGCTGAAGTCCGGAGCCGGATGGATAAGCCTCTCTTACACCAAGAAAGCCTCATGATAGTAGAAAGGAGGCTGAAATGTTGGCAGATGAACTCACAAGAGCCCTCATTGAAGAGACCACATTGGAGGATATTTCAGAGAGCTACCGCCCTGTGGTGGAAATCATAGGGATAGGGAAGTTCATTGAGCTTAGTGAGTACGCCAAGGGGGATGAACTTTACTTTCCAAAGACAGAGAACATCATAGCCCCGGCAAGGAACAGGCGTATCAAGAAAGAATGGAACGGATACAATTCCAAGGAGCTTGCGGAGAAGTACAACCTGACAATCAAGCAGATAGGGAACATCCTGAAGGATGAGCCAATGATAGGTCAGTTGAGCCTTTTTGACATGGCGGATGAAGGTTGAATTTCCGGAAGTATTTCCCCTAAAGAGTCTTTCATAATGAGTATAAGATAAGAGCATGTACTTAGTACATGCTCTTATTGTTTTGTGCGTTATTCTCAAGAAAAATGACAGAAAAGGAGTGGTTTGCATGACGAATTTCACAGCGGATGTATCACAGATTATCGTCTTCATTGGTGTCATGGCATTTATCGTGTCGGTCATCACGGAGGCACTTAAAAAGTGGACATGGTTTGACAAGAAGGTGCCTACAGCCCTGACGGTCATCCTCCTGTCCCTCATCCTCTGCCCGGTCTGCCTGTTGGGGCTTGCGGCATATTACGGGGTGGCTATTGAGTGGTTCATGGTATTTGCATCATTCATAGCAGCCTTCATTGTGGCGTTGGTGTCAATGGACGGATGGGAAAGGGTCACGGAGCTTGCAGAGAAGCTCATCAGAAAGCAGTAGCCTATGGATTATGTTCTTACGTTCTCTGATGTGATGGCAGGGGTCATCACCCTTGGGCTTGGAGTGATAACCTTCTTCATCAAGGGGTGGTTCAACAACCTCAAGAGCAGCACGGAAGAGATAAAAAAGCAGATTAAAGAGAATGATGACAAAGTAAATAAGAGGATTGACAGGTTGGAAGAGGATACAGACAGGGACATAGCGAACATCAAGCAGGAACTCAATGACATTAAGGGTGATTTTGCTACCACGTTTGTACTCCGGGAAGACTTCTTCCGCTCTATGAACGGAGTGGAGAACAGCATCAGGAGCATTGACAACAAGATTGACAAAATACTGATGCAGAGCAGCAGAAAAGAGTGAGGTGAACAAAGTGAATGACTTAGAAAAAGCAGAAATCAAGCAGAACAAGGCAATCAGGGGGTATATCATCCGGTGCTTGGTGAAGGGGTACAACAACACAGCCCTCACAAGGCAGTTGTCCAATGCCATGATAGCAGCCGGGCTCATCATATCCCCTGACATCAGCAAGTATCTTGATTATCTTCAGGGAGCCGGATATATCGAATTTACCGAGGACAAGGTCACAGCCTACAATGCCTATGCCAATGATGCAGTCATCAAGCTCACCAAGGAAGGCGTAGACCTTGCAGAAGGCACGATTGAAGACAATGGGGTTGATATTTGATGGGTGATAAGAGAACCAAGCAGAGAATAACCTCAAAGATTGATGAGCTCCCTGAAGACTTGCGGATGAAAGTGGATGTGATGCTTGCTGACACATCCAATACCTATGAATACATTAGCCAATTCCTGAAGGGAGAGGGCTATGACATATCAAAGTCCAGTGTAGGCAGATATGCCACCCGGACAAACAACGCCATGCAGAGGCTCCTTGAGGCGCAGGCGCAGACGGACAGGCTGATACAGGTAGTGAAGGAGAACCCGGAGGCGGACTACACGGAGGCTGCCATCCTCTTGACCATGAACGGGCTCCTGAACAAGGTGGCAACCGCAGAGGAAGAGTTCAACGAGATGCCGCTTGACAAGGCAGGAAGGCTCATTGCTTCCCTGTCCCGGACAAAGGTGTACAAGGACAGGGTGAAGCAGGACATGAGGAGGAAGGCGGATATTGCCTTCCGTGAGATGGAATCCGAGATGCTGAAAGTCATCAAGCAGGATGAGAAGTCAGCGGCGCAGCTCAAGGAGATACTGGCAAAGGCAAAGGAGCGGATGATGGAAGATGATTGATATTGACAACTGGATGAGGGAGCTTGAGGAAGGGGAAGACCTTGAAATCAGGAACAATGAGGAATATCAGACCAAGCTCTTTGAGGAATATGTGCTCCGTGGGTCAGACCATCAGGAGGAGAGGAAAAAACTGAATGAGAGGTACCTGTCCGGTGAGGAGCTCATGGGGGAGCATGGACTAAGGAAGGAGCTTGCAGCCTTTGACATGTCCTACTTTGGAAGGGCATATCTGCCCCACTACTTCATCCGGAAGTCACCGCACTTCCATGAGGAACTGGATGAGATATGGAGCCGGGGAGTAATGAAGGGAAGGAACCCCCTGAAGGAAGCCAAGGTCATCTCACGGGAAAAGGGCTCCCGTCAGGTAGTGGCAGCTCCCCGTGGTCATGCGAAGTCAACCAACTTTACGTTCAAGGACAGCCTCCATGCCATCCTGTACGCATACAAGCATTATCTCCTCATCCTGTCTGACTCATCCGAGCAGGCGGAGGGCTTCCTTGATGACATCAAGACGGAGCTTGAGGACAACGCCAACATCATCATGGACTTTGGCTCCCTGAAGGGGGACAAGGCATGGAGGACGGGCGTGATACTGACCAAGACGGACATCAAGGCGGAGGCAATCGGCTCCGGGAAGAAAGTCAGGGGACGGAGACACCGGAACTGGAGACCTGACCTCATTGTACTGGATGACATTGAGAATGATGAGAACGTCAACACACCGGAGCAGAGGCGTAAGCTGAAGAACTGGTTTGACAAGGCGGTGTCAAAGGCAGGGGATACCTATACAGACATCATGTACATAGGCACTATCCTCCATTATGACTCCCTGCTTAACAACGTGCTTCAGAACCCAAGATATAAGACAAAGAAATACAGGGCGGTCATATCGGAAGCAGCCAACACCAAGCTGTGGGATGAGTGGGAGGGCATCTATACCAACCTTTTCAATGAGAACCATGAGGAGGATGCAAGGGCTTTCTATGAAGCCCATGAGGAGGAGATGCTCCTTGGCACGGAAGTCCTTTGGGAAGAGAAGCTGTCCTATTATGACCTGATGGAGATTAAGGTCTCCGAGGGTACCGCATCCTTCAACTCCGAGCTTCAGAATGACCCGATTGACCCGGAGAGCGCAACCTTCAATCCGGAGTGGTTTGACTACTATGAGCCGGAGCTTATGGACTTCAAAAGTCCGGAATTTGTCTTTGTGGCAGCAAATGACCCGTCACTTGGGAAAAATAAGAAATCGGACACAAGCTCCATCATCAACCTTGCCCTGTCTACCAAGACTGGATACATGTATGTGGTGGATGCCTCTGTGGAAAGACGGAAGCCGGATGTCATCATTGATGATGTGTTTGAGATGAACCGGAGGCTGAAGAGGGACTACAAGAAAGGTTTCTATAAGTTTGGTGTGGAGGTCGTTCAGTTCCAATACTTTTTCAAGGAGGTCATGGCTGCAAAGTCCGCAGAGGAAGGCGAGTATATACCGATAGAGGAGATACAGTCTACAGTCAACAAGATGCTCCGCATTGAGTCCTTGCAGCCTGTCATCAAGAACAAGTACCTGAAATTCAACCGGGAGCATAAGACACTCCTGAAGCAGCTTCAGGAGTTCCCTATGGGTAAGAATGATGATGCACCGGATGGTCTTCAGATGGCGGTGCAGCTTGCACAGACCGTCAAGGCGGTAGCATCAAAAGCAAATTATAAGACAGTCCTCCGGAGACGTTTCCGGATGGGGAAAGGTGCCTACTAGGAGGTGTGGCAGGGCATGGCAAAGAAGAAGAAAAAGAACCGGGGCGGAGGGATGCCCTTCAATCCGGATATAGATACAGGAATAAAGAGACCCGTGACCGCAAGGGTAGCGGTGGGGGATGTCAATGACAAGTTCTCAGACTATCCCTCCAACGGGCTGACACCACGGAGGCTTGCCCGTATCTTCCGGGAAGCGGATGAGGGCAACGTCAGGGCGCAGATGGAGCTCTTTGAGGAGATGGAGGAGAAAGACACCCACCTCTTCTCACAGATGCAGACAAGGAAGCTTGCTGTGACAGGGCTTGATTGGGAGGTGCAGCCATTCTCTGAAGACGAGAGGGACAAGGAGATAGCTGACTTTGTGGATGAGCAGCTCAAGGGGATAGAGAACTTTGACGAGGTGCTCATTGACATGTTGGATGCCATTGGAAAGGGCATCAGCATCATGGAGCTTGCTTGGACGGTAGAGGATGGAAGGAATGTCATTGAGGACATTGAGTATGTGCATCCGAAAAAGCTTGTGTGGGACAGCACCACGGATGAGCTGAAGGTTTGTACAAAAGAGTACCCTTCCGGGATTGAGCTCCCGGAGAATAAGTTCGTTGTGCATAAGTACAAGGCGAAGTCAGGGCACGCAAGCAGGGCAGGCATCATGAGAGTGGTCTCATGGATGTACCTGTTCAAGAATTATGACATCAAGGATTGGGTGAGCTTTTGTGAGGTGTTCGGGATGCCGCTCCGGTTGGGTAAGTATGATGCTTCCGCCTCCGAGGAGGACAAGAAGCAGCTCATGGAAGCCATCATCAGTCTTGGGACGGATGCAGCCGGGATTGTGCCGAGCTCCACAATGATAGAGTTCATTGAGTCACAGAAGACCACAAGCGTAGAGATATATGAAAAGCTTGCCCGGTACTGTGATGAGCAGATAAGCAAGGCTATCCTTGGACAGACGCTCACATCAGACAGTGGCGGCGGCTCCTATGCACAGTCCAAGACCCACAACGAGGTCAGGCATGACCTGACGGTGGCGGATGCCAAGTCCCTAGCGGTGACAATCCGCCGGGACATCATCAGACCGCTTGTGGAGTTCAACTATGGGACGGATGCGGACATCCCCTTCTTTGACTTTGACTGTCATGAGGTGGAAGACCAGAAGGAAGTAGTTGAGATTTACCGGACGCTTGCCTGTGACATGGGGCTTGAGATACCGAAGAGCCATATCTACAAGAAGTTTAACATACCGAAGCCGGAGAACGGTGAGGAAGTCCTGAAGCCGCCGCAGTCGGGCATGATGATGGCACAGCAGCCACCCATGGAGGCGGCGGAGGAGCTGAAGCTGAAGCAGGAGGAAGGGCAGGCAGAGCAGAGACAGGTGGACACAATCGTTTCCGTGGCGAACAGGCAGGCGGAGGGCATCTTCCGGGAGATGGTGAAGCCCATTTTCAAAATGATTGACAAAGCGGAGGACATGGAGGAGCTGCAAAAGGTTCTGAAGGATGAGGAGAAGCTCCGTGAGCTGTATCAGGATATGGAGAGCCCGGAACTGGAAGACCTCATACAACAGGGCATCTACCTGTCACACCTGATAGGGAGGTCAATGGACTAATGGATGTATTGTATGGACTGTCAAAAGACTTTGTCTTCCGGGATGCGGTGGCGTTCCTGAAGGGGAAGAGGACACTGACAAGTGAAGAGTACAGGCTGCTTGATGATGAGAGCCGGGCAAAGGCTTTCACCGTGTCGGGGTACACAAGCCTTGAAGTCCTTCAGGAGTTCCTTGACTGCTTGGCGAAAGCGGCGGAAGAGGGAACCACCAAGGAGCAGTTCAGGAAGGACATGAACAGCTTCCTTGAGGAGCATGGCTATGAGGGCATCAATCCATGGAAGTGTGACAACATCTTCCGGACGAACATGCAGACCGCCCTCAATGCAGGACACTATAAGAGCATGACAGATGAGACCACAATGAAGCTTAGACCATATTGGAGGTACCGGACAGCCGGGGACGGGCATGTGAGGGAGTCCCACGCAGTCATGGAAGGCAGGGTGTACCGGGCGGATGACCCTATATGGGATGTGTGGTACCCACCTAACGGGTTCCGGTGCCGCTGCATGGTGGTGAGCCTATCAAAGAAACAGGTGGAAAGGATGGGATTGCATGTTGAGACGGATGCCCCGTATGATGTGGACTACTCTACCGGGGAGATACTCCCGAAGTTCCCGGACAAGGGCTTCTCCAATAACCCGGCTAAGACCGTATGGAAGCCGGATATGAGCGGCATCTCCCCGGAGCTTAGGAAAGTGTTCAGGGAGAGAAAGCAGCCGGAGGACGGAGAGGCGGATTGAGAGCCTTTCTAAGGGGCGGAGGATGTCCCGGTGGGGAAATTTACAACCGAAAGCCCAAAGGGGCGTTATAACGCGTAATAACGCTATTAAAAAGCAAAGGAAAGAGGTGAGCGGACATGGGAAAGCTGATTGCATGTGCAGGACAGGGCGTGGAGCTGTCCGGAGTGCCTACAGAAATCAAAATACTCCCCCTTGGGAGGGTTCATTCCCAAAAAGGGGACTTCAATGTGGATGAGGAGAGCTTTGAGCTCATCCGGAAACAGTTCAAGGACAGGAAGATTGACCTTGTGATTGACTATGAGCACCAAACGCTGTCAGATGTGCAGGCTCCGGCAGGCGGATGGATAAAAGACCTGTACAAGGGCGAGGATGCCATCATTGCCAAGGTGGAATGGACAGCAAAAGCAGCCGAGTACCTGAAGAATAAGGAGTACAGGTACCTCTCCCCGGTGGTATTGGTGAGGAAGAGAGACCAAAAGGCAACAGCAATACACTCTGTCGCACTGACAAACACACCTGCTATTGATGGGATGTTCGCATTAGTGAACTCCCTTGATATAGAGGACATTTCAGAAGGAGGAAATATCATGGACTTAAAAGAACTTGCAAAAGCATTAGGGCTTCCGGAGACCGCAACGGAAGAGGAAATCAAGAAGGCGGTAGAGGATGCCGCAAAAGCAGCGGAGAAGCTCAAGGAGATGGATGGAAAGAAGCCGGGGGATGGCGAAGGGAAGCCGGGAGATGGTGAAGGGAAGCCGGAAGGGGCTGACATGGTAGCCAACAGCACCATCCTCTCCATGCTTGGGCTGAAGGCGGATGCCAAGACCGAGGATGTGGCGGCTTCCATCATGGCATTGAAGGCAGGAAGCCCGGACACGCAGAAGGAGCTCCTTGCCCTCAAGCAGAGGATGCAGGAAAGGGATGCAGATGAGGCAGTTCAGAAGGCACTCAAGGCAGGGAAAATCACAGCCGCACAGAGCGAATGGGCGAAGTCATACGCACTGAAGGACATGGAAGGCTTCAGCGGCTTTGTGGACAAGGCTCCCGTGGTGGTTCCGCAGGGCAGGCTTGACCTGAAGGATGCCCCGGCAGCTTCCGGCTCTGATGACGTGGATGTTGCCATCCTGAAGAACATGGGAGTCTCCATGGAAGATGTAAAGAAGTACAGCAAGAAGGAGGACTAAGAGATGAACAGGACAGGAAACGAGAGAACCGGGAACCGAATGCTCAATATCCCGGTAAAAGGCGGAGCAGAGCTGACGGAGGCAACAATGGCAGCCATCAATGCGGACGGATATGCAGAGGCGGCAACCGCTTCCGCCGGGCTCCTGATAGCCGGGTGTGTGCAGAGATATTGTGACAACCGCAACGGGGCAGACGGGGAGCAGACCGTCAGCGTAAAGCGTGGGACATTCGTATGGGAGAATGACGGAACCATCAAGGAGACCGACATCCTGAAGCCCTGCTACATCAAGGATGAGCGGACTGTGACCATCACAGCGGATGGCTCAAGCGTGGCAGGCACCATCTTGGAAGTAGATGAGGATGGCGTAACCGTAGACATGACACAGGCATAAGGAGGAAATGAGACATGATTGTTAATCAGGCAAATTTACACGGACTTACAGTGGGGTATTCCACAGCTTTCAACAAGAGCTTTGATACCACACAGTCCAATTATCAGAAGGTTGCAACCGTGGTACCGAGCACCACGGGAGAGCAGGACTACAAGTGGCTTGGACAGATGCCGGGCATGAGGGAGTGGATTGGTGAGAGGGAAATTCAGGCTCTTGCCGCTTATGACTACCTCATCAAGAACAAAAAGTTTGAGATGACCATTGGCGTGCCGAGGGATGACATTGAGGATGACAAGTATGGGGTGTATACGCCGCTCTTCTCCAACATGGGGGAAGCTGCTGCCCTGCATCCGGATGAGCTTGTTTTTGGAGCCATGATGAGCGGCTTCACAGCACTGTGCTATGACGGTCTCTCATTCTTCAACACAGCCCATAAGGTAGGCAAGCAGACCTACAGCAACCGCAGCGACAAGAAGCTTTCACGGGAGTCCTACATGGAGGCAAGGAGCTCCATCATGAGCATCAAGGGGGACAAGGGCAAGAGCCTGAAGCTTGTGCCTGACCTTTTGGTAGTTCCCCCGTCACTGGAAGAGACAGGAAGGCTCATCTTGGAGGCAGACCAGATTGACGGAACCACAAACGTGCTGAAGGGGACAGCAAAGCTCCATGTTGAGCCTGCCCTTGCGGAGCATCCGGAGTATTGGTTCCTTCTGTGTACCAACCGCTTCCTGAAGCCTTTCATCTATCAGCTCCGGAAGAAAATCAAGTTCGTGTCACTGACCAAGGACACGGATGAGAACGTGTTCATGTTGGATGAGTACCTGTACGGGGCTGACGGAAGAAGCAATGCAGGATATGGATTTTGGCAGATGGCGTATGGCTCCACAGGAGAAGCGGCAGCGCAGGCACAGGGATAAGGAGTAGGTGATAGGGATGTACTGTACCGTGGAAGAGGTTCTTGAAATGATAAAGGATGACATGAAAAGTACCATCATAGGGGATGAGTACATAGAGGATGAGCAGGAACGGGAGGCGAAGATTGCAACGCTCTGTGAGGCTGCTATATCTGATGCTTGCGCCGAGATTGACGGGTACCTTGCCAAGCGGTACAGCGTGCCCTTCAGAAAGACACCACAGGTCATCAATAAGTTTGCAAAGGACATATCTGTGTACAACCTTGTATCAAGGACAGGCATAGATGAGAGTGAAAGAGAGAAGACCTTCCTGAACCGATACAACGCCGCCATCAACTTCCTGCTTGCAGTAGCAAAAGGCACGATTGATATAGGTGTTGAGGAGGCAGAGGGCAGCAACGAGGCAGCCAATGGCTTCAAGATGAAGTCTTCAGGTCGGGTATTCTCAAGGGAAAGCATGAGAGGATGGTGATGGGATGTCATCAATCAGGGCAGAGATGTCCGGGGATACGGATGAGCTGCTCCAACGCCTGAACCGATTGGGGAACCTTGAGACCCGTGGGGTTCTGAACTCCATAGCGGAAGGGTTGAGGACTTCCACAGTGGAACGCTTCACGGAGGAGAAGACTCCGGAGGGCGCAAGTTGGAAGCCATCCATCCGGGCGCAGGAGGAAGGCGGCAAGACGCTCACCAAGACCACGCAGCTCAAGAACAGCATCCGGTCAGAAGTGAGTGAAAGTGGACTTGCAGTAGGTACCAATGACATCAGGGCAGCAACACACCAATTTGGTGATGAGCGGACAATAAGAGCGAAAAATAAGAAGTACCTCACATTCAAGGTTGGTGGACAGTGGAAGAAGGTAGCCTCTGTCAGAGTAAGCATCCCACCGAGACCGTTCTTGGGTGTCAGCGAGGAAGACGAGCGTGACATCAAGGACACCTTGGAGGAGATTTTTGAGGAGTAGGACATGGTAAAGGAAAGGAACTACATCATTGAAACGCTGAAGAGCTCCGGCATCAAAAGTCAGGTCTACACCAATATGAAAAAGCTGAAGCAGGGAAACGAAGTCCACGTTGGTGCGGTATTGCGAAACGGTGAGACATTCACACGCTCAGGCTCAAAAAAAACATACAGAGACCAAGAGGGGCAGCGGAAGCGTAGAGTGAAGCTGTGGGACAGGAGCACATCACTCCATGTAGTGATAGCGGACACATCAGAGGAGAAGGTGGAGGAAATCCTTGAGAGCTTTCTCCGGAACCTGAAGAAGGGGATTGATGTGGATGGAAACTGGGTGAATATCGTGGTAGGTGAAGCGGACTGGGTAGAAGAGGGTGACAGTATCCTGAAGGCGAAAGTAGCAGTACAGTTCGACATCACTTTTGAAGGCGGTATCTATGAAGATAGAGACATGAAGCCAATGGACATTGGCTCTGTCGGGTAAGGAGGAATAATCATGGCAGAAACAAGACAGGCTGCAACCTTAACGAGCATTGAGGAGCTCAAGCAGAAGCTTGGCGTATCTGATGCGGTGTTTGAAGGGACGAAGGCAGCCAACGGATGGAAGAGCGGAAGACAGGTAGAGGAGCAGGAGTTCAGGGAAGCCTGTGAAGCCTTCCGGAAAGCCCCGGTTGACGGGAGCACGAAGGACAAGGAGGCGAAGGGATAATGTACGGAGATGTAAATGTAAAGGTAGAAGACGGGAACCTTGGGCGGAGCAGCGCAACGGGAACCGGGACACAGATTAAAATAGGCATTTCCAACGTGGAAAGCAAGGCACCCATCCTGATTAGCGGCACTATGAACGCCAAGAAAATCAAGGAAAAGGTTGGCAACACGCCTCTTGCGGATGCCTGCATTGATGCAGTTGAGTGGGGCGCATCCTCTATCTACTGCATCCCGGTAAAGGCAGGGACAGCCGGGACGATTGGGGAAATCACCGAGAACAAGACGGGATATGGTACCTTTGCTGTGAAGGGAGCCCCCAACAATGCCTATGACATTGTGGTTGAGGTCATGGATGCCGGGGAGTGCAATGAAGGAAGCTTCCGGTATTCCTTGGATGGAGGGAACACCTTCACGGAGGAGATGACCATACCTGTCACCGGAGAGGCGGAGCTGGAAACTACCGGGCTTAGTGTGAAGTTCACGGATGCAGAGGGCGGTGACAGCTTCAAGGAGGGAGACAGCTTCTCCTTCTCCACAACTTCCCCGGCTATGAGCAACGAGTCAGTCATCAGTGCGGTGGAGAGCCTCATCAACAGCCCCCTTGTGTTTGAGTTCGTTCATATCGTTGGGGTATCCTCTAAGGCTTTGTGGGCTTCCCTGTGTACGCTTGCCAATGACTTCCTGACGAAGTACAAGAGACCGCTGTACTTTGTGTGTGAGGCAAGAGGAAAGAAGGCAGATGAGACCCTTGAGGAGTATGTGAACGCCATGCTTGAGGAACGGAAGGGCATCAACAACATGTACATTCAGGTGGTGTGCAGCAACTCCCGGTATCAGAGGATGGATGGCAGGGTTCAGGTCATCAACAACGCAGGCATTGTGACCGGGCTTTATGGCGCAGCCAAGGAGTCACAGAGCATTGGGGAGGTGAAGAGCTTCCCTATCTCTGAAGCCAAGATGCAGGAGCTCCTTCCGGAAGGGATTGAGGACTACATTGAGACTTTGGATAAGGCAAAGTTCGTGACCATCAGGCAGTACATTGGCAAGGAGGACTACTATGTGACCTCCGCAAACATGATGTCACCGGAGGGAAGCGATTATGCCTATGCGGAGGATGTCAGGGTGTCGAACAGGCTTGTCAGGGCGGTCAGGGCAGAGGCACTCAATGAGCTTCAGGTGGAGATTGACCCCGGAGACATTGAGACGAGCATCACCAATATTCAGGAGCAGCTCAACACGCCTGTGGAAGATGCCATCCGGGACAAAATCATCAGCTCCGGAAGCGTAGCCATTGACACGGAGAACCTCAACATCCTTGTGGATGAGAGCCTTGACATCCGTGTGACTTATGTACCTATGGGGCATGTAAGGGAAATGAACATCACCTTTGCAGTAGAAAACCCATACACAGCATCTTAGGAAGGAGGTAGAGATACATGGCAACGAAGCAGTTAATCAATGGGAAGGTCTATGACTGGTCAAGCGTGACAATCACCGCTTCCGGCATGGAGAACATGGAGCCAACGGAAATCTCCTATGATGACGAGCAGGAGAGCGAGCCTATCTATGGCAAGGGCGGAAAGATTAGAGGGTATGGTACCGGAAATCAGAAGAACTCCGTCAAGCTGTCCCTGCTCCGTGAGGACTTCAATGAGATGTGCAGGGTCATCCAGTCAAAGGGATACAAGAACTTCTACAGGTATGTCATCCCGAAGATTGTAGTGAGCTATGCAGACGAAGGAGCTGCAACCTGTACGGATGTCCTCACCAACATTGTGCTGTCAAAGCGGAGCTTCAAGGCGGCACAGGGAGACAAGTCCATGAAGGTAGACCTTGACGGTGTCGCAATGGGCGGCATCAAAATCAACGGTCTTGAAGCGTAACTGATAACAGAATAAATGACAAAAACGGAGGTATGAACCATGAACGAAGCAAGAGAAGAGCAGCTCCTCAATGCAGGGAGAGCAGTTGAAGCAGAGAAGAAAACGGATGTTGAGAGCCTGAAGAAAAAGTATGCCGGGGCGGATGAGAAGGTCTACACGGTAGTCACAACGGTACAGGTGGATGATGAGACGGAGGAAGAGTTCACATTCCTCTTCCGGAAGCCGAAGCCTGCATCCTATGACAGGTATGTGAAGACCATGTCCAACTCCGTGACCAAGGCATCCAAGAGCTTTGCGTTTGACAACATCATTGACGAACAGAGGGAGATGCTGAAGGAGACCGTGGATGAATATCCGGCTATCACTATCAGCCTTGCGGACAAGCTCCTCCGGATGCTTGGGTTGGCAGACACAACATCAGTAAAAAAGCTGTAGAGGATGCCAAGGAGCAGTTCAAAAGCAGCTTTATAAGCTATGGGAAGATGGTCATATACACCTATCTTCCCAAGGAACTGCTTCCGGAAAGCTTTGAAGACCTGACCTTTGAAGAGTTCTTTGACCTGTACGGTCAGGCGGACTGTGCAAGGGAAATGAGAATTGAAGATATAGAGACAGGCGTGGCAAAAGGGATAGCAGACAATTTTAGTGACGAATAAAAAGCCCCACAGCCGGAAACTGTGGGACTTCAATACACCTCTGATATGGTCTTTGTAAGGAATAGTATATCACATTTTAAGGAAAAAGCAACAGGGAGGTGGTTGCATGGGTATGGAGTCAGTATACAAATTGTCTGTCATCCTGAACTTGGTGGACAACCTTTCCAATCAGATGAACGGTGTGCAGAGCAGCGTGTCAGGAAGCGTGAACAAGCTCAATTCTGCCTTTGGGACAATGCAGAAGGCAGGGGCAGCCATGGCAGGGATAGGCGGAACCATCACCGGGCTCTGTATGAAGACAGTCACAGCCACCTTTGACACACAGAACGCTTTGGGAGAGCTATCCTCTTTGGGAGTGAAAGACCTGAAGGCGGTGGAGGATGCGGCAAAGAGCTTCTCCGACACATGGGCAGGCACAAGCAAGGCGGACTTCATAACGGCATCCTATGACATTAAATCAGGTATAGCATCCCTGACGGATGAAGGCGTGGCGCAGTTCACGCAACTGGCAGCCCTGACGGGCAAAGCCACAAAATCAACAACGGAAGAGATGGGCTCACTGTTCGCTACAGGGTACGGTATCTATAAAGGGTTCTATGATGATATGTCTGACCTTGAGTTTGGTGAGATGTTCTCCGCCGGGATTGCAACAGCAGTTAAGAACTATAAGACATCCGGCTCCGAGATGGCAAGCTCCATATCGGCACTTGGAGCCACAGCGACAAATGCCAATGTCCCACTTGAGGAGCAGCTTGCTATTTTGGGACAGCTTCAGACCACAATGTCCGGTTCTGAAGCGGCAACAAAGTATAAGTCCTTCCTCAATCAGGCTTCCAGTGCCGGAGAGAAGTTGGGACTGACCTTCCTTGATACCAACAATCAGCTCCTATCCATGCCGGAAATCCTGACGGAGCTGAAGGGAAAGTATGGGGAGACGATTGATGCAGTAGAGAAGAGGGAACTGAAGGAAGCCTTTGGAACGGATGAGGCGGTAGCCCTCATTGACCTGTTATACAACAATGTGGAGACCCTTGACAGCGGAATACAGGACTTGCAGGGGAGCATGAAAAACGGAATATCCGTGACGGAGGAGATGGCGGAAGCCATCAACAACACACCGGAGCAGAAATTCCAAGTGCTGAAGCAGCAGCTCCACAACAATGTGGAGGAGCTTGGAAGCGGACTCCTCCCGGCAGTCAATAACACCATGGACAAGGTGAGCGGACTGATAAAGAAGGGCTCCGAGTGGATAAGCAACAATCAGGAGACCGTGCAGAGCATCATGAACATAGCCCTGAAGCTTGGCGTGTTCCTTGTGATTGCCGGAAGCGTGATGGGCGTGGTAGGAAGCCTTGGGAAGCTTTTCCTGTCAGCCAAGAACGCCATAAGCCTTGTAAAGACCGCAACATTGGGAATGAATACAGCCTTCCTTGCTTCACCTATAACGTGGGTGATAGTCGGGATAGTGGCTCTTGTAGCCGCCTTTGTAGTCCTATGGAATAAGTCGGAAGCCTTCCGGAACTTTTGGAAGGGACTGTTTGAACAGGTACGGTCAGTGGTCACTCAAGCATGGTCAACAATACAGCCTGCTTTGCAGAATTTGGGAAAGAAGCTCATGGAGCTATGGCAGGCGGTGCAGCCCATCATACAGATAGTTGAAAAAGTAGGGGCAGTTGTCCTTGTGGTGCTTGGTTCCATCTTTGCCGGAGCCATTCAGGGAGCTATATCCGCCCTGACACCTCTGATAGATGCCTTTTCAAGCTTTGTATCGTTTGTCACCAATGTGGTGAATATGGTGGTTGCCCTGTTTAAGGGTGATTTTTCAGGGGCGATTGATTTTGCATCCGCAGCGGTAGGGGACTTCAAAAACTTCATAGAAAACGGGTTCAATGCAATCCTCTCATTTATCGGGGGCTTTGCATCCGGATTTTTGGATGCGGTAGGCGGAGCTCTTTCTGCTATAGGAATTGATGCGAGCGAGACTATCAGTAATATCAAAAATACCGTGAAAAACGGGCTTGAGGCGGTAAAGGGCTTCTTTGGGAATATCTTGGGAGCAGCCGCCGACACGGTGAAGGAAAAGCTTGGGAACATGAAGGCAGCCTATGAGGAGCATGGCGGCGGCATCAAAGGTGTGGCAGCGGCGGCAATGGAAGGCGTGAAAGGCTTTTATACATCCGGCTTCACATTCATTGACAACCTGACGGGCGGAAAGCTCTCAAGCATCAAGAACCAATTTACAGAGAAGATGTCCGGAGTGGCAAATGCAGTATCAACAGGGATGTCAGCGGCTAAGAATTATGCAAGCACACAGCTCTCCAACATGCAGGCGGCATATCAGGCAAGCGGCGGAGGCATTAAGGGTATCGTATCCGCAACCATGACGGGGGTACAGGGCACCTTCAGTACAGCCTACTCCGCAATCAATACTTTAACGGGAGGAAAGCTTGAGAGCATCCGTTCTACTATCACCACCAAAATACAGGCGGCGAAGGATACGGTCTCTTCAGTCCTTGACAGTATCAAGTCAGCTTTCTCATCAAAGCTTGAAGCGGCAAGGTCGGTAGTATCCAGTGCGATTGAGAGAATAAAAGGTGTTTTTAACTTTTCGTGGAAACTTCCGGACTTGAAACTGCCACATATTAGTGTGAGCGGAGGAGAGGCACCTTATGGTATCGCAGGAAAAGGCTCATTGCCTAAATTCTCCATCCAGTGGTACAGAGATGGAGGTATCCTGAACGGGGCAACCATTTTTGGAGCAATGGGAGGGAACCTCTTGGGAGGAGGAGAAGCCGGAGCGGAAGCGGTGCTGCCATTATCAGAGTTGTGGAAGCAGATGACGGAGATTGTCCGTGGCGTAGTCAAAGGAGAAAACGAGGAAGGCGGTGAAAGCGTACAGCAGACCGGGGCGAACATCACAAGTGCCCTGACATCAAAGGCTGCATCAGTACGGAAAGAAAAAGAGACGAAGACAACCACAAACAAAGAGACCTACACAACCGAGAAATGGGGCAGGGAAGGCGGTACAACCATCCATCAGATTAGCTTCACGGTAGACATAAGCAAGATTAAGGACTTGCCGCTGCTCTACAAGTTGATAGATGAGCTGAAGGATGCACAGAACCGGACAGACAGCCCTACTCCGGCAACAACATAGGAGGTGAGGCAGTATGCTGTATGTGCAGGAGAAGGTGGTGAAGCTTGGCGGCATATACCTGAAGGGACAGGTCACAAGCGTGGAAGTGCAGGAGGCAGGAAGCGTGTATGTGGCACAGGATGAGAAGGGAAGATACAAGAAGTCACAGCCTGTAGGCTATGAAAATGGCAAAGTGATGATAGACATACTTCTTGAGAGCACAAAGGGAGCTACCACATTGGAGCAGCTCACGGAGATGCAGAGGCTCTTCAAGCCCTATGGTCAGACCAAGCCGAAGCTCCTATCCATAGTCAATGAGGACTGTGCCGCCCGTGGCATCACAAAAGTCTATTTCAAGAACCTCACCTCCAAGAAGGTCATATCAGAGAGCAAGCGTATAGCCTCCTTGGAACTGTGGGCTCCTGACATAGTCGGGATAAAGGTGAAAAAGAAGACCACAAAGAAAAAGACCACAAAAAAGACTACCAAGAAGAGCAAGAGCAAGAAGTCAAAAAGCAAGAGCCCGGCAAAGGACAGCCGGAGCACATCCAAGGGAAAGAAGGCAGCAAAGAAGGCTGTCAAGTAGCAGGAGGTGAGAGGCTTGGGATACAAAAAGCTAATATCCCCGGAGTTCCGGGTGACGGTAGGAGATTATGAGATAACGGACGGGATAGAGGTGGAGTGCTTCTCAAGCAAGGAGTCTCACATGGACTGGTGCCGGGTGGAGCTGTCCCCAAAGCTTCAGGGTGTCCTGAAGCTTGAGGATATGGATGAGGCAAGCGTGGAGCTTGGGTATGAGGATGACTTTGACAGCCTGATTGAGGGCTATGTCAGATGCGGTGACACGGACTACTGGAAAGAGATAATGATAAAAGATGACATGATGAAGCTTGACAGAGTGACCATCAAGGCATCCTTTGTAGACTGTGAGCCGCAGGATGTCATCCGGTATGTACTGGCTTGCGCCGGAATTGAAAACTATGTCCTGTCTGAAGAGAATTATGGAAAAAAAGACCTTTTTGTTATCGACAAAAAGAGCGGCATCAATACCATAGCGGAAGTCAACAGCTCATGGGGCATCAAGAACCCATTCTTCTTTCAGAAAAAGGTGTTCTATTGGGGCACAAATGAAGAACAGAAGGAGATATATGTCCTTGAGGAGGATGAAACCATCCTGTCCCTGAATAAGTATGGAGACCTTTGGGAAGCGGAGACAATAGCCATCCCTTGGATACACCACAGCCAAGAGGTTGAGGTGCAGCACAGCAAGTACAGCGGCATTGTGACCGTGGAAAAGACGATAGTGAGAAGTGACGATACCGGGGCAGTACACATGTATATCTATTTTGCAGGAGGTGAGTGAGATGTCTGACATGATGAAGATATTTGTGGAGCAGGAGCTTCAAAATCAGATAAAGAAGAATTATCCGCACATGCAGTATCCTCCCGGCTTGTATGCAAAAGTGGTAGCGGTGAAGCAGGACGGGGAGCTGTATGAGGCAACTCTCAAGATACTTGACAAAAACAGGCAGCCGGACAGCAGTTTCCCGGAAGTCCCGAAGGTAAAGACGGATATACCTGTCCTGAAGAATGAGATTGTGGCAATCGTGCTCATGTATGGTGAGTGCAAGCCTTATATCATAGGGAGGTGCTTCTGATGCAGATAACAGGCGCAAATGATGTAGACATCATGCTTGATGAAGACGGTCAGCCCGTGTCAGACGGGAACGGGGACACCGCCCTTGTATCAGATGACGGGTGTTGGCTTCAGGATATTAAGAATGAGGCAATGACCGAAGAGGGAGAGCTCTTCTATGAGGACGAGGAAGGGGATGCAAGCTATGGGTGGAGCCTGCTTGACTTCATGCAGGGAGAGTATGATGACTTCACGAAGATGGAGATACAGCAGCGCATCCGTTCCAAGATGTCCAAGAGGGACTATATTGATGCCGGAAGCATACAGACGGAGGTGGACTTTGACGGGCACCTCTACCATATCAGGGTAGCTTTCCGGAAGACAGACAGTGAGAGCGAGTACAACATTGACATTGAGAGCAATGGCGTGGAGGTGATTGTGGAATGATAGATGAGAGCATCATGGAGAAGATTATCCCGATACCGGATGAGGATGAAGAAATGGAAAATGTGCAGGGAGAGCTTGAAGATGAGGGCTTCCCCATAACGAACTTCAAAAAAGGCGGCATCTTCTATCACCTTTGCCGGATGCTTGTGACCATATACATAGAGCTGAAGGAGCTTGCCCGGACTATCGTGAATAGCTGCTTCATCAAGCACTCTGAAGGGGACTGGCTGAAGATTAAGGCAGCCGATTACTCCAAGCAGCAGAAGGAGGCAAAGAAAGCCAAAGGATATGTGAGCATATACCGGAGCGAATACAACAACGCCCTTCAGGTCACGAAGGGGCATTGCTTTAAGACAGAGCCGGATGCCGGGGGCAAGGAGCTGAAGTTCTATTGCTGTGAGAACACGGTCATTGATGCCGGGGAGCCTTTGGGAATGGTGCTTGTGGAGGCGGAGGAAGCCGGGACTTATTACAACATAGCACCGGGCAGGATAACCATATCCATGATACACCTTGACGGTGTGGATTATGTGACCAATGAAGAGGACTGGCTCTTTGAGGAAGGAGCCGAGGAGGAAGACCTTGAAGACCTCCGGGATAGGTGTATGAGCTCATGGGCGGAACTGGCTACAAGGACGATAGAGGAGAAGCTCCGGAACGCCGCAAAGTCGGTACCCGGTGTGTTGGATGCCCGGATTGATGCACAGCATCCGAGGGGGCAGGGTACCGTGGATGTGATTGTCACGGGGGCAGCCGGGGAAGCTTCCCCGGAACTGATAAGGAAAGTGGGGGAAGCCATTGAGCCCCTGAAGGGCAACTATGAGGACTACCTTGTGAAGTCCAGTGAGATAGTGAGGCAGGACTTTGAGCTTGTGGTGTACCTTGCTGAAGATGCGGCAACGGATGGGGTGGATGCACAGGCAGAAAAGCTCATTGAGGACATGATGGCTCTGACAAGGGGAGAAATGAATACCCTGTACAGGGACAGCATTATCCAAGTGCTTAGTACGAAGATTGAGGAATACCGGAAGACGGACATCCTGCAACCGCCTGATGACATGGTTCTTGAGCAGGACAAGGTCATCATGGCAGGGGACATCACCGTGACTGTCCGGAACGTAGCACAGAGCGCAAGGGGGAAGGAGTGATGCCACCGTGATAGAGAATTTTATTGAATACATGTGGTATCTGCTCACTACTCCATTTAAGAAGCTGAAGAAATCCCTGAATAAGTGGTACACCTTTTGCCGGGTGTTCGGTAAGAGGTTTGACGAGGCGAAGGAGGACATCCTCCGGGCAAGGGATGAAGGCATGGTTGCCACATGCAGCCACGAGATGCTCCCGGTACATGGAGCTGACCGGAGGCTCACCCGGTATGAAGGAGAGCATCCGGAGAACTTCCGCTCAAGGATAGCCATGTATGAGGAGATATGCAAGCTTGGCGGAACCAATGAGGGCGTGCTGCTTGCGGTCAAGACCCTTGGCTATGCCTCCCCGGTCTTGGTGAGGGCAAATGACCTGACAGGCTTTGTCCATTTCACACTGGATGGAAGCTGGCTCCTTGACGGGAGCCGGATATTGGAGTCTGACACATTGGAAAACAGGTGGGCGGAGTTCTACATCATCATTGTGATGGATGTGGATGAGGAGCATCCTATCAGCTTTGACATCATGAGGAAGACCGTCAGGAAGTGGAAAGAGGTAGGGGCGAAGGACAACTACTTCTTCCGGTACAACTTGGCTGTCAAGGAGATACACACCGGGAACTTCCTAGAGGTGCTCTATAAGAAGTACCTACACTATTATGACTACAGGAAGCTTGACGGGATGTGGAAACTTGACGGGAGCTATGTACTGGATGCGGAGATGACCCACATCAGCAGCCGGGTAGGATACCGGTATGAGAGCAGCTATGGGCTCCATGAAGCCGGGCTTGCTGCCATGGCTTACAATTACGCCTGCCGGGTGGTAGAGAGTGCCATCCTGAAGGCAGTATACAGCTTCAGGATGTACTACTATGATTATCTGAAGACAGATGGCTCATGGCAGACAGACGGAAGCCATGCGGTGGATGCGGAGATGTCCCAAAGGGATATGAAATGGGGCACCATCTTCCGGCATCAGCATGAAGAGGAGCTCATCCTGAAGCAGAGGTACCGGATGCCGCCCTGTGAAGAGGCATACAGCATCAGGAAGGCATTGGAAAGGTACCGGATGGTCATTGATTACTATGACTATCTGAAGCTCAATGGGCTGTGGAAGCTGACGGGCTCCCGGCTCTTGGATGCACAGAGGACAGAATACACCACCAAGCAGGCGTACCGCTTTGGTGTAGAACATACAAGGGAGTACATGGTGATATGGCATGAGGAGCACAACCTCATCTTCCTTGATGGAACATGGAGCCTTGACGGTTCCAAGACAATAGATGCTTGGCAGAAAACGGAGGTATTGTAGAATGGCAACAAAAAGCGTAATAACCAAAATCAGAAGAAAAAAGATGGCTGAAGCAAGCCATACAACCGGGAAGATTGCAAAAATCACGCACATTGCACTTGGTTCCGGTGGAGTCAACGCAGACGGTACCGTGATTGTGCCGCTTGCGGAGAATGTGGCACTGAAGAGCGAGGTGGTAAGAAAGCCATACACCTCATCAACCAAGACTTCAGACACATCCTATGAGTATACCATCAAGCTTGAGGAAGATGAGCTTGTGGGCGTATTCATCAGTGAGATGGCACTCATTGACGAGGACGGGGATGTGGTGGCGTTCTCTAACTTCCTTGCAAAAGGCAAGGATGAGACAGAGGTGACATTCACCATTGAAGACAATTACTAGGAGGTAGATGAAAATGGCAAATTTAACAGCAGCGGATAGCCCGGAGCTTGTCCTTCAGATGACAGCAATGGAAAGGACTACCCCGGCACACTATGATGAATGGAATGTGAGGCATCAGCAGTTCCTTGACAATGACAAATACCTGAATGAGCAGTTTGTCAATGTCTTTTCCGACAGCGCAGCGGCTCATAATTCCATCTACAGAGGCAAGAACCTCACCAACGTGTACACGGTTGATGAGATATGCGAGCGCATCAGCGCAGGAACTTTCAAAGACCTCTACATAGGGGATTACTTTGATGTGAGTATCACTACAAGTTTGGGCGATACCGAGACGGTCAGATGTGTCTTAGCAGGCTTTGACATTATGTGGAACAATGGAGACACAGCTTTTACAAAGCACCATGCTGTGATTGTGCCGAAGGACTGCTTCAAGACCAAGGCAAAGATGAATGAAACTAATGTGACCACCGGAGGATATGCAGGCTCCGCCATGCACACGGAGGTGCTCCCGGTTTATGCGGCAGCCTTGCAAACAGCCCTGAATAATCATATAATTAGACACAGAGAGCTGCTCACAACAGCAGTATCTACAACAGGCAATTCCAACGCAGGGGCAGGCTATACGGGTTATGCAAGTAATTGGGCGTGGAGTGACTGCCTGCTTAGGCTGATGAGTGAGATACAGGTATATGGTTCCACGGTGCTTAGTTCGTCATTCTATGACACAGGCAATGCCAATATCCAGTTCCCGTTGTTCCGGTTAGCCCCTAACCTGAAGGTAGCAGGGCTTGGACATAACGGTGGCAGGATGTGGTATTATTTGAGTGCTGTGGTGTCGGCGGCGGCGTTT